GTCCTGACCTGGTTCTTCCTTGTGCATATAAATAAGCTTGATATTCTTTATCTCGTAATGTAGATGTAACTAAAACTCTTAAACCTTGTGCTTTTGCTTTATCAATTAATTGCTGTGCTAAATAACGCACATATGGTTGTAAGTCTTTTATATCCCTACTGTTTAGCATAAAAATCACTCCTATTTTGCTATAATTTGTAAAATATAATATGTAATACCAGCTAAAATAACTGGTGGTAGATATCTTGCAATTATCATTTGGAATATTTGTGTATATTTTATACTGCCTTCTTTTAAATATTCACTTTGTTGACTAGCTAATTGGGCAATTAAAACACTATGACTTGCAACAGTATCATTAATTCTTATTAATGTATCTGACTGTTGTTTTATTAGTTCATCTTGTTTTTTAGATTGTTCAAGAAGCATAGCAACTATTGTTTTTAATTCTACTACAGCAGATTTCATGTCATTCAAACTTTCTACGTTTTTCTTTAAATCTCCAATTATTTCTGTTTTTTGACATTCATCATGCATTATTCTATTCCTCCTACGTCCAATTACAATCCATAGTACTTCTACCTAAAATTGTTGTTTCATTTAAAGTTCCAGAATATTCATATACCATAGTAGTATGTCCTAATGGAATTTCGTATAAATAAGAATAGATACCTGTACTGTCTTTATGTGTTGCAGTGATATCAATTGTTTCCCCAACTTGATTTTTCATATCATCATAAATAATTAAGGTGATATCTGTAGGGTCTGCATACACATCATCGAACGTTTTAAATTCTGCTGTCAGTTTGACAGTATTTCCTAATGTTGCCATTAAATCACCTCTTTATTTTCTGAGATAGATGTTTCTGTAAGAGTTATATCTCTTGTTGTTTGAGAAAGATAACATTTATAACATGGTTTACTTTTTTCTGTTGCTGTAAATAAGCTTGTAAATTTTATACCTGTATTAAACACTTTTTTAATAAACTTACTTATACTACCAACTACTGTAGATTCAGAAGTTATATTTTTACCTATTTTCTTTGTCATTGAACTTGCAAATTCTATACCAGTAGTAAGAATTTTATATTTAGTTCTAGTATAAGCAATTAAAGCTAACACAGATGTATTTGTAGAAAATGTTTTATTTATTCTCTTTATTAATGTAGCTACAAGAGTGATATTTCCATTAACAGATTTATTAATTTGTTTACTTAAATCTATTAATAAAGATATATTTACAGTAACATTTTTATTTATTTTTTTTGCTAATGAGTTTGTAAAATTAACACTTGTATCAATACCTTTATTCATTCCTCTTATCAATGTATTGGTAAAATTTATAGTTGTATTAATTATTTTAATATTCTGTTTACTAATAGTAACTAACAATAAAATAGATGTATCTAAAATTTTACTTATTACTTTTGTTAAGGAAGTTGTTATTTCTACTTCTGTATCAATATTTTTATTTGTTGTTTTATTGATATTAGTTAATATAGATGTATTGATAGAGATGCTTTTACTTATTGCTTTTATCAATGTATTTGTAAAATTGATAGTTCCATTAATAACTTTATTAACTTGCTTACTAATAGTATTTAATAAAGATATATTTACAGTAAAGTTTTTACTTACTTTTTTTGTTATTACAATTGTAGTATCAACACTTGTAGTATAAGTTTTACTTATTGCTTTTATCAATGTATTTGTAAGAGCTATAGTTCCATTAACAATTTTATTAATTAGCTTATTAATAGTATTTAATAAAGATATATTTACAGTAAAAATTTTACTTACTTTTTTTGTTATTATAATTGCAGCTTTAACACTTGTAGTAACCGTTTTACTTATTGCTTTTATCAATGTAGTTGTAAAATTAATAGTTCCATTAATAATTTTATTAACTTGTTTGCTAATAGTATTTAATAAAGATATATTTACAGTAAAATTTTTATCTATTCTTTTTGTTAGTACAACTATAAAAATATTATTAGAAGTAATTATTTTATTAATAAATTTATTTATATCTATTGAAAATACTATAGTTGGATTAATAATTTTATTAATTGTTTTTGTTAATCCCTCTATATAACATATATTTGTTACAAATGTTTTATTAATTGTTTTAGTTACATTAATTAATGAATTTGTAGTTGTAGTAATTGTTTTAAAAAATATTTGTATTGTAGATGCATAATTTGTAGCAAGTATATTTATTCCTGTATTAAATATTTTTACTATAGTCTTAGTAATACCTGTTAATGTATTAATACTTGTGTTAAATATTTTATGTATAGATTTATTAATAGCTGTTAATGTATTAATATTTGTATCTAATATTTTACTTATAGTTTTTCCAACTGTACTTGACAAATCAATCTCAGTATTAAATATCTTTATTACAGTTTTTTTACAATTACTTAATAAAGATAATCCTGTATTAAATATTCTGTCTGAATATTTAGTAGCATCTGTTGCTGTAGTAATGGTTGGTTGAAATGTTTTTTTTATCAAATTAGTATTAGTAATTGACACTCCCATTGATGTATTACATATTTTATTTATAACTTTATCAATAGTGCTTAATAAATCTATTCCTAGATTTAATACTTTCCCTGCGGTTTTTGTATTTGTTGCTAATGATGTAATACTAGTTGCAAGAGATTTAAAAAATGACCATCCACCATTACCACTTACAAATGTTGAATTTGTTGCTATAAAAGTTGCTCCACCTGTAACATGACAATCAGTAAGACTATAATAATCTTTTGTAACAGTTCCAGATGCTTGACTAATTGTAAAATAATCAGTTGGAGTTGATGATTGTATTGTAATTAAATTTCCTGTTGTTCCATCACCAGACCAACTAGAAACTGTTTGAGTACTAGATTCAGTAAAATTTACTGTTGTATTAGCAGTTAATTTTAAATCATCAAATATATTTGAATCTACTATTGTAGATGATGTACCTGTTAATTCTAAGTCATTATATGTTTTACCTGCTCCAGTAAAGGTGTTATTAGAACCTGACATTACTATTGTAGAATCTCCTGGAATAACAGTTAACCCCGTTGAAGCAGTAAAATCACCAGCTATATTTAAAGGTGTTGCTGACATATCAAAAGTACAATCAACTGAATCTGTAAAATCTATATCTGATAAAGTTGTGGTTTCATCTACTGTAATTGTAAAAGCCACTAAATCACCTCACTTTCTATTTTATCCTCCAATTGCTAATGAGTGATATTCTCCTGCTGATATTTTTTCCCAATGAGCAACTCCTATTTGAGTAGGTACGTTTCTACTAACTATTGTACCATCTCCAAGTTGTCCATCAGAATTACTTCCCCACGCCCATAAGGTATCATCATTTAAAATACCTAATGAATGCCATCCTCCTGCTGTAATATATTTCCATGTACTAGAACCAACTTGTACTGGAGATTTTCTATCAGTTTTAGTACCATCACCTAATTGCCCTGAAGTATTATATCCCCACGCCCAAAGCGTATCATCAGATAAAAATGCTAATGTATAGAGTGCTCCTGCTGTAATAGTTTTCCATGTGCTAGAACCAATTTGTACTGGTGATATTTTCGCAGTAGTTGTGCCATCTCCTAATTGTCCTTGATAATTAATTCCCCACGCCCATAAGGTATCATCACTTAATATACCTACTGAATGATAATCTCCTGCTGCAATATATTTCCATGTGCTAGAACCAATTTGTACTGGTGACCAACGGTTTATCTCTGTTCCATCCCCTAATTGCCCATCAGAATTACTTCCCCACGCCCATAAGGTATCATCACTTAATATTCCTAGAGAATGATTTTCTCCTCCTGTAATTGCTTTCCATGTACTAGAACCAATTTGTACTGGTGATATTTTCGTTACATCTGACCCATCACCTAATTGTCCGATACCGTTATATCCCCACGCCCATAAAGTATCATCATCTAATATTCCTAACGTATGTTCACTACCTGCTGTAATAGATTTCCAAGAAGCTGAACCAATTTGCACAGGTACTAATTTATCAACAATACTCCCATCTCCTAATTGCCCATCAGTATTTAATCCCCAAGCCCATAATTCATCATCATCTGATATTGCTAATGAATGACGTCCACCACCAGCTAAGTATTTCCATGTATCAGACATTATTTGTATTGGTTCATCTCTGTCAGTAGTTGTATCATCTCCTAATTGTCCCCTCAGATTATCTCCCCATGTCCATAAATTAATAAGTGCTAATAGATGTGATAATTCATCAATAATTAAATTATCCTCTCCTGTAAGAGGACTTGCACCTAATCCCCCTCCAGACGTTAATGATAGATGATTAGCATAATCAGAAATGAGACCTGTACCTTTTACCCAATATTTATCTGCCATTAATATATCCTCCAATCAAGGGAGTTTTAACTCCCCATGATTATGCTTGATTTAATACGTTGTTAATTGTAAATTGAATTGAATCATCAATTGATACATTAATAGCTGAGAATGTTGCTCTCATTAACATTGTTCCACTTGTTACTGCTGTAAATAAAGCAACTTCAGTAATTTCTTTTATTGCAACTGTATCAACAATTGTTCCAACAACTCTATAAGTATCATCAGTTGTTGTTGTTGTTTGCTGAGTGCTAGTTCCTTCTGTTCTAGTTTCTACGGATTCACTTTCTAAATCATCATCTTCTACTGTTGCGGCTGTAGTTCCGATTCCCCAACCAATATGATTTGCTTCAGTTGCTCCTGCTGCTAACATTAAACCTGTAACGTATCCTAAACCACCATCTACGACATAAGCTGTATCTGCCATTTTAATTTCCTCCTCGAATTTTTTTCATAAATTTTTGTAACATAGTTTCATCTTGTATCATGATATTTCCATCACTTGATGATGAAATAATACCTAAGTCTTCTATAGAACCATCTGCTCTTGTTATAATTGCAGACACGGTTATATCCGAATTTGTGTTTGTAACATTCATATTAAAACCTCCTAATTATTGTACTTAAAGTACAATTTTCGGTCATTAAGACCAAATTTATTATTCTTCTGATTTTGTTGGTAAAATTTCTTGTTCTTGTTTGAATATCTTACTTAAAATAGAATTGATTGCTTCAATTTCTTTTATTCCATTAAATTTTATTCTGTCAAGAAATTTAATTAAATTTTTTTTATCATTCTCAGTCAATATTATTGTTGTATCCATAATCATTTTCCTTTCTATTGGTTCTTCAAGAACCAATCTTAATAATTCTAATTTTGTACTTGTAGTATAATTTATTATGTCCATGCTCCACTTTTTACAGTATGAACATCTGCTTCAACCCAACTACCATATTTAACTACATAAGTTTTTGCAGAAACCCAACTACCATTTTTAACTACATATACATTTGATGTTGATACTGGCAAATCTGTTGTATATGTAAAATACCAAGGATTATAACCAGGAGCTGAATATCCATAATAATTATAAACATAACTACAACATTTAAATTTATATGTATTACCAGCAAATAAATTAAGAAAAGTAATACTATTACCACTTGTAGTATAATTAAAATAAAACCTATTACGATTTTCATCATACATATACCAACCTTTTATCTCAGCTACTAACCACCAATAATATGAATAGCTATCATAAGATAAATAAACAAATGTTGATAATGTAGTGAAAACACCAATTCCAACTTTTGAAAATGTAATTGAATTTTCTGTTTGTGATGGAGAATAAATTGTAGGTTCTGGCATTGGAATGGATTGAACTGTTTGTGAATACCAATTAGTTGAAGCAGCATTTACATTACAAAAATATTGTTGTGATGTAATTAAATTACTATAAGGATTAAAATCAGACATATCTAAACTTGAATAACTTCTACCTACCCAATTCCCATATGTACTATCTCCATCTCCACCTTGGTTAGCATTATCAGTAGAAATTAATACATAACTTCCTCCATCACTATTATATAATCCAAACAGTGCTGGATAAGTTCCACCTGATAAATATTCAGTATATGTATTTGATAAACCTCCAAAAACAACACGAAATTTATATCCATTTGTATCAACATCTATATTATCTATTACAGCATAAGCCATTTTATTTCACACTCCTTTATGGGATTTGCACCCAGATTGCATTAGCATCAACGCTAGGGGCATATGACTGCACAAGTACTTTTTTACTACCTATAATTGTACAATCTGAAAAATTAGTATAACCTTTAAAATAAATAGATGCATGTGGAAAACTATAATGACCTAAATAAATATTACCACCATTCTCTGGTCTAATATGAAAATCTCCACCATCTTCCCCAACAGAAAATCTCCATTCATTTCTTATATAAAAATTTATCATTCCACCACTAGCAGATAATGGAATATTCATTCTTTTTCGTCCATAAATATCATATTGAGTAAATCCATCATTCGCATTCAATACAATTCTTTTAGCTCCTGAGTCTGAAGTTGTTTGTATTATAAATCCTGTTAATGTTCCAGCAGTTATTTTTTCTGCATCAAGAGTAGCTATTTTAGCACTTGTAATAGTAGCATCTTCGATATGAGCATTTTTAATTGCTGCGTCAGCTATAAAAGCACTTCCAATAAATTGTCTTGCAATACGACTGTACCATGCAATATCATGAATTCCATCATTATTGATACATATAATAAAATCATCATCATCTAATGTTGGTAATGTATTATTTGTATTATAACTAGTTCCTCCATGTCTCCAATATATATATTTTGAAGATGTTGAAGAAGCATTAATATAATATTCTGTTCCACCATAATATAAGTAATGACTATTCCAAGAAACATAACCAGAATATGGATTATTGTCATACCATGTGTCAGAAGCTAAAACAATTTGTTTTGTATTGTATTTACTAGCGTCTAATGCTGCATCTTGTATAAAATTTTGATTTAATTTAGTTATATATAACGCCTCATATATTGTACCTGTAAGAGTTACATTATCATTCCATTTTGTTGTTGCAACACCGTCTAAATTGTTTTCTGCAATATCCCAACCTGTAGCAGGATTTTCAACTATTTGTTGTATTTCTAATTCACTAAGTTTTTCATTCCAGTAAGTAGCATCAATAGTGAATTCTCCTGCAAGTCCTTCATCAACAACTATTTGATGAGTAGCAAAAATACCATCTTTAGTGAGTTTTAATCCACCAATTTCACCAGCAGCTAAATCACCTACATAATACATTTCTAAGCCATCTGTACCCTTGCTAATATACCCCCTGTTACTACCATTACCTGAACCAGCTCCAAGAGCTAAAAGGGGTATTGCAATGCCATCCTTATCATCTATAATACCAATTGCCATTTTAGTTAATTCATCATCTAAAAATACCATTGCTAATCCATCTTCTGATTTTCCAATTGAAATTTCTTTATCTAAATAAGAATATATATTACTATTTGTTACAGCTGTTGATAAATTCTTAGTCATTTTACGGTCTATAATAGTATTTAATGCAGTTGATAAACTATCAGTTTTCATATTTTCACCTCTTTTGGTGTATAAAACACCAATTTTATAATTTTAAATTGCATTAGAACTAGCATAATATACAGCATTTATTGTTTGAGTCATGCCAGTACTAGCATCATATGACAAAGTAAAACCTGTTATTTCATATAATGCGGTAATTGTTCCAAAAATAACACAACATATGATATCTCTAACTCTTAACTGTGGTATTGCTATACAATCTAAAGATAAATTAAAATAATTCTTTTTCATTTCTGTCATTTTATTTATTAAATAATCATCTATTTTAGCGTTTGTTAATAATTCTGGTTTATCTTCTAAACCTACTTTTAATGTTGACATGGATGAACCATCACCTAACGCACCAGTAGTTAAAGTTCTTTTTAATCCTTTTTCAATATTTCTTACTGCTAATGTTCCATATGTATCATCATGACTTACCCATTGTGTTAATTGAGATACTTGAGTAGGATTGTATTTCCATGCACAATAGGTAAAAGTAATTCCTACTGTTTGTCCCTCAGATATGCTTGAACCAGAACTTATTCTAATACCATCACTAGCATAATCATATTCCCAATCAGAATTAGAATATCCTGATACTACTATTGATTCTTCTACTGCTCTAGCATATCCACTGTGTAGCGTATTATATACACTATAACTCATATTTACAGAAATTGAATCAGAATAACTTTGATTGTTTGCTACTTTTAAATAAATTTTACCATATTCATCTTCATACATATAAGCACCTAATAAATCAACGACTTTTTGTGCTAGTTGTATCCATGTACCTGTACAATTTGTGAATGAACCTTCTGCAACATCAGCTAACCTTGTTACCCATGTTGTATCATAAACTAAATTTCCAGCTGTAAATCCAGCTCTCTCACAAGCATCTATCCAAATTGATAAAAGCAAAGGATTAGTATCTGTTTTTGTTAAATAAAACTCTATTAATTCTTCACCTGTTTTTGCCCATCCATTTACAGGATAGTTCATGTGATAAAATATTTCTCCTGATACAACTCTTTGACATTGTATAGGGTTATCTACCATTTTTTTTGTAGTACCTCTACAATATACATACATTTCTGAATTTGTACCTGATATGCTTATTTTTACTGTATCTATAGTTCCTGTAAAAACAGTAACAGTATCTGATGAAGGACTGTCTCCATATCCCATTTTTACAGTTATCAAACTACCTGGAATTATTACACCATTGTAAGCATTCTGTGGTTTATTATTCTTTGCATCATTTCTACCTTCATTATAATATCCAGTATCAACGGGGTCAGTGGGATTTACATTTGGTATAGTTAAACTACAACTTTGTGCCATTGCACCGTGGTCTCTTGAAATATTAAAAGAAGATACATTTATATCTGTAGCTCCTCCAATATTTGCATAAAATAAAGGTACTGCATCATTTACATAGTTTTGAGAGAGTAAAATATCAGCTTGTGCCTTTGTTATTTCCTGTGACATTAATACACCCCCCCATATACTAAAGCTGCTGAATAGTAGCATAAAGCACTACCTAGTATTAAATTCCTACTAAATGATTTAAAATAGTAATAAGCATTTGTTTCATCTGTAACAACATTTGTACTTGAGCCAGTAGCATAGATATAAGGATATACTTTATAATTAAATTCTAAGGCATTAGTATAAATACCACTTTCTCCTACATCACATTGACCATTAATAAAAAAAGTATGTCTTTTATAACCAGTGGCTATTAAAACACTATTTCTTGAATAAGTATCACTAGGGTCAATCATAGTTGCTACTTCAGTAAGATTAGGTATATTAGTATCTGAATAACTCTGTAAATCTAAATTATAAGTATATCCATTTATAACAAAACGTGATTGTGCCATATTATATCTCCTCCTATCTAGCGTATCTTGACATATTATTTATTAGAGAATTTGCAACAATTTTTTCAATTGCTTTACTATTTAATGTTTCTAGTCCTTTGCCAGTATCAACTGTTATAACTCCACTTAAATTAATAGCAAGAGAATTCTGACTTCCAAGACTTCCATTACTTCCATTACTACTAGAATCACTTAACATATTTTTTGTTTTAGTATTATTATAAACTTGACTTCCTTTAGGTAGATTTACAAGTTCTGCCCCACGTTCACCAACAAGTGTCATTCCACTAGATATTCCACCATTAGCTCTTGTTTGAAAAGTGTATGGTTGAACTGAAGTATTTTTATTCCAAGGTAATGCTTGTGGTTTTAATGAATTTCTTAATTTTACAGTAGCATTTATTGCATCTTGTGCATCATTTCTAAATCCTAATAATTTTGTTACAATTATACCTAATTGTAGTACTAATGCAGGTATTTTACTTACTATACCAGCAATTACACCAGAAACTAATTTTGCACCAACTGTCACTCCAGCAGTGTATATTTTAGGAGCATTATCTATAATTGTGTCCATTATCATATCAAAAAGTTCATCTAAAATGGGTGGTAATATTGATTTTAATACTTTCCAAACTTCTAACATGACAAGTTTGATTTTTTCTGTTTTAGCTGGTAATTCTTCTGCTAACAGCTCAAGAGATGATAAAACACCACCACTAGCACCATTAGCATTATCAACTGTTTGATTTTTTGTATATAATGAATCATTTACTTGTTTTTTACTTACATCTTTAGCACTAGCAATTAGTTTCTTTGCAGCTTCTGCATCAATATTTCCGATAATATCTCTGCCATAAATAACAGCAGCAATTGTCTTATCTCTTGCTTTTATAGACTCTTCTACTATTTTTTTATGTGTTGTATTTGCTCTTACAACTGTTTCCATTGCTGCCGCTTTATCTAAGTCTCTAGTAAGGTTATTTGATAATTCATATACAAGTCTTTGTTCAGCTTCATTCCTAGTTATGAATCCAATTTCCTTTTCAGCAGATTTAAATCGTAACTGGTCTATTTTTTCTAGTTCTACATCTGTTAAATGTCTTTTTTCTTTTGCTGCTTTTTCTGTTATTTTTAAAACTTTTTTATTATTGTTTTCTAATTCTTGTGCTGATTGGTTAAAATGTTCTGTAGTGCTTTTTAGTTTTGCTTTTTCTTCTTTCTCTGTATATATTTTAGTATTCTTAAATAAAGATTTTAAACTATCCATTTGTACTTTTTCTTGTTTTTTAATTTGACCTTTTACTAAAGCTAATTCAGCAGCCATTGCATTTTTAGTATCAATAAATTTTAAGTCATATGCTTTTTTATTTGCCTTAGACATACCCTCACCAAATAAAAATTGCATACTCATAAGACTATTAAAATGTGAATTTGTTTCTGCTTCTAATCTTCCATATTCTCCAACAATTTTATTATTAGCAAATTTTAATTCAATAGGTATTAATCCAAATGTATCAAATAAATCATATAGATAATTTATTAGTTTGCTACCCCATTTAATAAAGTTTCTAACCATATCTGCAAATAAATTTTTACTTTCTTGTGTACCCTCATTTAGGTCATTCATACCACCATCTACTAGTTCTCCAATAACGTCTCCTAATACTTCCATTGCAAGACCTAAATTATCTTTTATAACTTGTGCTACAATTTTTGCTTTATCTGACATTTCTTTAAATGCTTTAGCTAAATGCTCTGCCTCGCCTGCTGATAATCCAAAATTTTTATGTAATAAATCAAACATTGTTTGAAAGTCACCAGACATAATTGCTTTGATTGTAGCTAATGCATCTTTAAATATTCCAAGTTTAGCTACTATTAAAACAATCCATCCTGCCCATAATGCAAATGCAACAATAATACCAGCTACAGCTGCAATTACTGGTAATCCTATCGTAGCTATAACTCCTGATATTGCGGATAATCCTGTTATTACTCCACCAATTACAGTTACCATAGTACCTAAAACTAATAAAATAGGACCCAAAGAAGCTAGGAAAGCAGCTACTACAATTATTATAGCTTTCATTGGTTGAGGTATTTGTCCAAAAGCCCAAACCAGAGGCATTATTCCTACACTAATTACTTTTCTTAAAATAGGCATTAATACTTCACCAAATTGCAATGCTATTTCTTGAATAGCACTACCTAATTTTTCCATTTGACCTTTAAGATTATCTTGCATTATCTTAGCCATTTCAGCAGCTTTACCTTTGCTATTGTCTAATGATTTTCCTAATTTATCAAAAGATTTGGGAGATGCATTTACAACAGCTAATAAACCTGACATTCCTGTTTTTCCTGCTATTTGAGCAGCAGTTGCTGCTTTTTGTTCTGGTGTTAATTTTTTAAATGATTGTCTTAAATCTTTCATTATAGTGTCAAAACTTTTCATTTTACCTGAGCCATCTGTTACGCTTATACCTAACTTTTTCATTGCTTGTGCTGAACCTTTGGTAGGTTTAACTAAGTTAGTCATAATGGTACGCATTGATGTTCCTGATTGAGAAGCTTTAATTCCTGCATTAGCCATAAGACCTAATGCTAACGAAGTATCTCTAGCAGAAAATCCTAATGCTCCTGCAACTGGTGCAGCATATTTAAATGATTCTCCTAATTGTCCAACTGTAGTATTAGCACCACTTGATGCGGCTGCTAATAAATCAGCAAATTTACCAGAATCTTTTGCTTCCATTCCAAATGCTGTTAATGAATCTGTAACAATATCACTAACACTTCCAAGACCTTCACCAGAAGCGGCAGCTAAATCCATTACACCACTTAATCCGTCCATCATTTGAGAATTATCCCAACCAGCCATTGCCATAAAATTCATTGCTTCTGCTGATTCTGTAGCACTAAATTTAGTAGTTGCACCCATATCTCTTGCTTTTTGTTTTAGGGCAACCATCTCTTTACCAGTAGCTCCAGAAGTAGCTTGTACTTTTGACATTCCTGCATTAAAATCCATACTAGTTTTTACAATACCAGCACCCATAGCAAGAATAGGAGCTGTTACACCCATAGTTAAAGTTTTACCAGCCGTGGTTATCCCTTTTCCTGCTTTTGTAACATTACTACCTACTTGTTGCATACCAGCTGTAAAATTTGACATGTCTGCTGAGATTCTAACAATTAAGTCAGCTATTTCACTCAATGTTAGCCACCTCCTCTTTTATTTTTTAATTGAATAAAACCTAAGTCTCTTATATAGAAACTCAGGTTTTATTTTTACCAGAAACCATTTATATTTTTCTTATTAGCCACAATAATTAATTCATCTTTTAAATTATTTAATGGTATATTTTTTGGTTCAGGCTGTACTAAATAATCTTTTAATTTTGGCATTTTCTTTTGCAATCCAAATGCAACTGTGTACCAAGCAACTGTCATTAAATCATTATGTCTTTCTCTTTTCTGATTTTCATAATGTTCAATTTTCAATTCTAATTCATATGGTGTTAAATTCCAAAATTGTTCAGGTTCTAAGCCTACTTGCCCAATAACAAAATCATATACTTCAAACCAGTTTTTTTCTATTTCTTGGTTGACGTTATTGGACTTAGGACGTTTTTTCCTTCACCATATGCAATACTTTGAGCTTCTTTTAATTTATCTCCAAGTTCTTTCATATCTCCATAATCATCAATTAAATCAAGAACTATATCTGGTGTAAGAGTTGAATCTTCATGTGCTAATCCTGCCCATAACATAACCCCAATATCTGATACACTCATGCCATTTTCATTCATTTCACTCATGGTCTTACCAGTTGTATCTTCCATCATTTTTAATGCTCTTAAACCATATTTTAAATGCCTTGGTTTATCTAAATCAATAGTTACTAATAAATTATTCTTCTTCATCTTTTTATCATCCTTTTCATTTTTTATTTTTAATCATTCCTATAATATACTTGACCTTCTCCAGTAAGTTCGATAGTTTCTGTAACTATTTCACCAACAGGACATTCAATACTATCTTTTGCTGCTTGTGCATAACATTCATATCTAACATCTGTATCTTCATCTACATATAAAATTGCACCAAATTTCTCACCTAAATTAGTTAAAAAATTTTCATCAACCCAAAATGCTTCTGCACTTAACGTAAATCCTTTTACATTTGTTATATATGTTTTATTCCCATTATTTGCGAATGTGGTAACTTCAGATGTATCAATTTCTGTATCCAGCTTCCAATTATAACAACCAGTACTCTGTACAACTGGAAGATAACTTCCTGTAATTGTTACGGAGTTTCCACTAGTAAGAGCAACATCAAATATTATTCTTCCTCCTGCATACTGTACTGTATAACCACTAGAAGCAACAACACCTGAATCAACTGAAACTACAACTGTTACATCTGTATTAAAAAATTTCTTATCTTCATCTGTGATTTTATATGTGAAATAAGAATCTACTGTTTCCATTGCTTCATCTGTAAATGTTGTTGGTGTAGCTCCTACAGTAGTATAAAAAGCACCAATCTTTCCTGCTATAGCCATTTTTCTCACCTCATATCATTTTCTAAAAATAAAGATAGAAGGATTAATTTCCTTCTATCATCTTAGTTATAAGATAATGCTCCAGTTCCTTGGAATTCAAAAGAAACTGTAACAGTTTCACCAACAGGTGTTTCTACAGGCATTTTACTAATAAAAGCTGTACCACTGTAATAATTAGTAGCATTTACATATAATTTCAATGAAACTGATGTTCCTGCTAAAAATGAAGTTTGTAATGAAGTCTGACCACTGGTATCACTGTTGATAACATAATCACCTTCTGCTGATGCAGACCATCCAGCTAAACCAGAAATAAAACTCTTCCAATCATCACCTAATGCTGTTGTTTCTAACATGTCAAACTCAGGGTCTACTTTCCAAGTTTTAATTGACGCTACTTCACTTGAACCTAATGTAACATTACCATCTTTTCCTGCTATTGCCATTTTAAATCACTCTCTTCTTTTATTATTTTTCAACCTTACAAACAAAATTAACTGTTAATTCTGCTTGATTTTTTTCATCATATCCAAGAAAAAAAATGTCTCCCATTTGGAAAACACTTATATATCTTTTACTATTTATTGTTTGTTCTGTTGTTCCATTTAACAAAACACTTATTGCTTCACATCTTGCATATCCATCTTCATAATCTGTGTCCCTTATATATACTTGAATTGTTGGCTGATAATAAGCAATTGCATCAAATACATGAGAAGGAGTTCTTCCTCCTGTGTCATATAATACACATGTTATAGCTGGTGTATTAGGTCTTGATGATAGATAGATAGAAGATTCTACACCTGTTAATAGTGTTTTTATATCTGCTATTGTACTCATTTAACATTAACCCCTATCTACATTGTTTTTTATTGTTTCTGCTAAATCTTCAATATACATTGATTCATTTTCGTTATAAGGCTGTTCTAAATATTTAGCTTGACCACCACCTGGATGGCTAAATCCCATTTCTTCATGTTGCCTTAAAGCATAAACTGTATTAAAACTTACCTTTACAGCATCACCTTCTAAAATTGAAGTTCCAGAACCTCTTAAATCCCCTTGGTCAATTGGTGCTAAATTTACACTTTTAGAAAGTAAATCTTCACCAATATCTCTTAATGTATTTTTTATATCTCTATTTGATGCAGAAACAATATTTTGAAGTCTCCTAGCTAATGCTCGTCCTCCAATAATTTCTATTCCCATTATCATATCACCCCATTAAACATTGCCACTTCATAATGAGAAATATTGCCATCTAAATCAACTATTTGTTCTACAACTACAGCATTCCAATCAATTGAATTATAAGTAATAACATCATCAGGTTCAATTTTTGTAGTTGTAAACATTTTTGCATTAGCTACTACCTGTTCACCTTTTTGATTTATAACTAATTTTCTTTTAAATTCAAATCTTGATTTTATAGTTTTAGATGTATATGTTGCTTTATTATATTCATCAACTGATGATTTAGATTTATGCGTAACCTTTTGATTTAAAAAAGATTCTATCATATTACAATCACGCTCCTAGCAAGATATGGTGTCAAATACTCTTTTGCAGTAGATGATAATATTAAATTAGATGTGCTTCTTGTAACAAAAGTTTCTGATAAATTACCTAATTTAAATGCTTTTACACCTTGCTCTTGCAATGACAATCTCTTACTCTTACTAACTAATAATTCTTGTGCTTCTTCACACACAGCGTCTAAAACAGATTGCTGAACAGAAGTTTCAATATACCAATTTTCATAAATAGTAAAATAATTATCATAAAAATATCTGTGAGATGTATTAAAAGCATTATAAATTGCTCTAGGGAATTCTAACGTTTGTGTACTAACTGCTTTCATTCCTCTTAGCTTTAATTTATCAATGTTTTTAGTTGCTGACATTAATGCAATATTTTTTCTATTAGTGGTTGTGCAATTCCAAGTTTCATTATTTAATATATT